GTTCCAAGGCATTGTGCAAAATGTATCCATTCTTGCCATTATATCAATCCCTCAAAAATTGGGAATACTTTCAGGAATCTGTCATCCCAATTACGTTGTTTGTTTAAAAGTTTTATCCACTCTTGAGTCTGTGGGAACCTTTCGTACCAGTCTTCAGACATCATAAAATTAATCACACCTTTAAATCTCTTTTTACCGTACACTGCACCCATAAATTCTTCTTTTGTAATACCTGCTTCTTTTACGCCTGTAAAATGTTGCCAATTTTCATCAATCCATGGATAAAATTCTTTTTCATATTTGTTTTTTATTTGTTCTTTTACATCCTGAGGCAAAACTTTAACATTTAGTTGCGGTGGCCAGTATGCAAAGTGCATATTAATACCTCCAGCACCTAAAGGCCATTTGTTAATTTTTTTAAATCTCTGATCTACTTTCCATTGTGTAAGTTCAGGTAGGTAAGCAACGTTCAATGCCATAATAGTTGTTGCAGTTGTAATTTCATGACGTGGATGTGTTTCGTCTAATATATGAAATACTTCTTCCTGTCTTTTCCATAACGAAGGATATCTAATATAATCATTTTGTTCACCCAGTGCATCAATAGAATAGTGGAATCTAACTCTTTTAAATTCGTCCCATAAGTCGAATAAATCATCTCTCCACTCTACTGCGTTTGAATTGTATCTTAATTCAATATTTTTTGCATGACCACGTTTTATACACTCTTCTAATAGTTCGTAGTGTTCGTCGATGATTAATGCTTCGCCTCCTGCAAAATATAATTGATACATATTTGGTATTTGATCCATAAGATCCGACCAAAATTTTGGATTGTTCTTGTGCCAATTGTAACTTGCTCCAAAGTCTTTTCCTTTATTGTTCCAGGATGACGTGGATTTAAGTTTTTCATTTTGAATTTTTGGATGCATTTGTTGCCATTCCTTAATCCAACCCGATGAATCGTGAGGCGAACACATTACACAGGCTAACTGGCATTTACTTCCTAAACGTAGATCAATATAACGTATTTTTACAGGTACTGATCCATCATCTTTTGTTTCACCTATCATGTCATCTATAGAATAACGATTTAACCAGTATTCAGTTTCCCAGTTCCTTTTACTATAATGACCTGCATCTTCTTCTTTGTAACATTTTAAACAAGGTGCAGGTTTTTCTCCACGTAACATCATTTTTCTTACATTACGCATATAAGAAGAATTCCATGCCTCTTCTAATGTTGTAGTGTTGAAGTTTGCTGGTACTCCATCCTCACGTTTTACTACGCCAACTTGTCCGCCACCTATTTTTTTATTTGAATCTGGATCTTGAACCGAACTTGCATTTGATGTACAACAGGTTCTCATACTTCCGTCTGGTCGACTACTTAAATGCATCCATGGTAAAGCACAAAAAGTATTTGAAGGCAACTCAAATTTACTACGTTTTTCACTACTCATACTGTGACCCCACTACATCAAATTGTTTTGTACATTTCATTGCACATACTTTTATTCTTCCATTATTGCAACCTTGTTTGTTCCAACTTTTTGCAATATCATCCATAATACCTGTTGCAAAGACTCCTTCTAATCCGTACTTTGTTGCTTTTAATTTTTCTTTTCCGCCTGCTCTATCTATGTACTGCCATATTTGTTCCACTTTTGGATCTTTATGCCACCATTTATACATACGTCCTGCTGTCCAACAACAAGGCATGATAATTCCTTCTGCACTCAAATATATGCTACCTGTTTTTGCCACTCGACAGGCAATCTCTGCCACATCATAAAATTTGTCCATACTGCCATATTTTTCTACTAAAGTATTATGTTTTTTTAAAGCAGGATTTTTTAATGCATCACTACTTGGTTCTTTTAGTAATTGTGTTTTTTTACCTTTTCTGTTTTGTCCTTGGTGACTTTCTTTTTTCTCAGATGTGTGTCCTGTGATAAATCTCGAACTTTTTTTAACAATAAATTCTTCTACTCCCCATCGTTTTGCCATTTCACGTGCTTCCTCTACTTGATGCTCATTAAAATCAAATACTAGAAAATCCCATCTAGCACGTCCTCCACCTTCTATAAATGCATGAAACGATCTTTCCACTATCTTCCACTGCACATTTTGTCTATATAAATGATTTGTATCCTCTAAACCGTCTACAGAAAAAATTACTCTGCCGTTTTGTCCTAAACATTGTGCTAAATTATACCACCAAAAATCGTCTTTGGCTCCTGCATTTGTGTTCATGCTTAACCACATATCAGGATTGTGTTCTCTAAAATATTGTAATACTTCTAAGGTGTCTCTTGCAACAATTGGATCACCGTGATTGCCACAAAGTTGCATGGCTTTAAGTTGCTTTATAAATTTTGGTTTGAATATACTTTTGATATCTTCTAGTGTTAACTCATCTAATACACCGTTGCAACCTAAATGAGGATTGATTGCTCCACCGTTTATGTTACGATCGCACATCGTACAAGCGGCTTGACATTTCTGCGTGATTTCTAGATGTATTTGACGTATGTCTTCTAATTTGTACATTTAATTTCCAAGTTATTATAATCTAACCCATGCGGATTGAAGATTCTTTTACTCGTGTGTATTTATTTGTCTAGCAACAATGATACAGTGGTACCTGGACCTTTTTTAGAAGGTAAGTCTCCGTGCTTACTAACATAGTCTTCCAGTATTGCTTTATACCATGCTTGGCTATTGTGATGTGCTTTTTTATTATATTTGTGTATATTATCACTTGTGGCATCGAAGGTTGCAAGTGCTCTTGCACTTTCTTTTTGCAATTCTCTTAATGTTAAATTATCTAATTCCAATTCTCATAAACCTATTGTAATAACCCAAGTCTAACACACCTTCATATAGGCTTTTAGACATAGGTGTTTGTTTTTCAAATTCTAGTAAATTTTTAGAACAATTGACGTGTCCTATTTCTTTTGGTACGTCAAAGTAATCATTAGACTGTAACACTACTAATTTTCCTTTTGGAATCATTGCATACCATTTATCAAAATCTTTGATATGTTCACAACTAGTGTTTATAATAGTGTCAGGAACATCTGTGATTGTATAACTCATTCTGTTATTTTTGTTACTCCAAAAATTCCAATCTAAACTATTGTAATCAATATCTAATATGTCTTTTTCTAATGCTTTAAATTTCCATTGTTTTTCATACCATGGTTTATTAAACATTTCTGCAATTGGTATACAACTTTTATCTATATCAAAACTGAGAATACGTTTGATACTTAAATTTGTTTCAAATAACATAGTTGCCACTGTGGCATACCAACCTGCACATAAGAAAACTGTCCCTAGTTGTGGATTTAATTTTTGTAATTCTTCAACCAACCATGTTTTACTTTGTACTTGCCCTCTACTAATGCAGTCTTTGTTGAACTTTTTATCATTGTGTAGTTTTCTGACTGTATCAACAATCTGGCTATCTGTCATTGTTGCCAATACTCTGAAGAAACTATTTTCATCCTTATCAATAAAGAATCTACGTAGATCTGCAAACCTTTCGTCATCTTTAAACAGAACTTCAAATTTATCTAATAGTTCATACAGTTGCATCAAATTGTTCCTTTAACCATTCAAAATTATTAATCATATGTAGTTTGGCAGTATCTCCTCTGTGCTTAACTCCGTATTCTCTGCCTGCTTTTGCACCGGCAATAGCGTATTCTCCAAACTTACCTTTGTCTACTGTACACCATATGTCTAATCTCTCGTCTGTTTCTTTGTTTTCTTGCCTGTCAATAACTTTACTTGCAAGTTTTGTACATTCTCTAAATGCCGACTTCCACGTATTGTATGGATCAGTATTGAATGCTGTGATGTTTGATACCTGTGCCATTGATCTAAATCGTGGACTTATGCTGGTTGTCATGTCGGGTCTGTTCACATCTAATTGTAGTGTTAATCTTCGAGGAAACAGTTTTACTCCACCGTAACCGTAAGTTAAATCGTTAATTGGATTTTTACATCTCCAAACATGGACTATGTCTTCATCATATGGCTTACAAGTATAGGAAAAATCAAAGTTGTCCAATATAATTGCATCGGCATCCACTATCCAAAACATTTTAGTCCAACACATAGTCGCACCCTTTATATGTGCTTGATGTAATCCTTTTACACCGTCAACTCTCTTTGCTGTTGGAAATCTTTTTAAGAGATTCTGCCAGTTTTGTTCTTTCTGCTCTTCTTTATATCCTATAAAAACTATATCATACATTTTTTGTATCACCGTAATATACTACATTTTTTCCTTTTGGATATGTTCTCCATGGATCAAAAACAATAGTGTTATCGTCAGTAGAAAATTGATCTTCATCATGCACCCTAACAATGACATCGATTTTTTCTGCATTTCCATGACTAACAATACCACCAAGTTCTTTTACGTAATGTTGTACTAACAATGAATACGAACCGTCTGTAAGATCTGTGCCTGGTTTATATGAATCACTTGTAAAGTAAATTACATTACCATACTTCAATATTTCTGTAGCCATATGTTTTGCCTGTTTTTCTCTTGAGTCCATTATAGCACTAAAAAGATCATAATGCAAATCTAACTTGTTGGCTAAAAATCTTAACGCAATATTATCTCTAGGGTGGCAGGCTCCACCGTCGCCCATTCCGGGTTTCATATATTTTCCACTGGTAATTCTATTTGTGCTTTTTGCCAAAGCATTGGCTACTAAATCAACATTAATATTTCCAAGTTTCACTGCCACATCTTGAATCATATTCACTAAAGATATTTTAGCACTTATAAAGGTATTGTAAAATATTTTGATTGCTTCAACTTCTTCCCATGAACCTATTTCAACACGTGGCATATTGTCACACATTTGTAAGTACATACTTTCAAGTTTTTTTGCCAACACAGCAGTTTCTGGATTACCTTTTTTAGTTCCTATCATTATCATCTCAGGATTTAGCATATCCATAAC